AATAAGACCAACGCCTGTGTAAAGCGTTTTTCATAAAGAGCAACCATGTCTTGCTCCCCCTTCATGTAAATGTACGCCTCAATTAAACTACCGTATAACAAAGCATATGGCGTATTTTCACTTAGCCATGTAGTACCAGAATCCGAGCCTGCGGTAAGACTTGCAGGACGATAGTAATAGTGTAATTCTACGGTATAACCACTGTTTGGAGTAGGTGCAAGAATAAAGTTATCTACGTCAAAAACCGCATAATACTTAGGAAGTCCTGTAGTAGCCGGATTGGGGTTGTAAGTTTGAACAAAATCCGCATCTTTAAGATCCAAAAAAACTTTTTCACTGCTGGAATTAGTATATGATAAAGAAAAAGAAGCTAAATAATCCGCAGGCACTGCTAAATATTGGTTAGAAGTTGTCATAGACCCTGAAGCGTTTTTTCTAAAAAAACTTAACTGAACTGTTTTTAGAAGACGTTCTTCTGCTCCTTTTATAAAATCAGGTAAATGAGTAACAAAAGTAGTTTCCGTGTTTTCTGTATAATCTTGTATGGCTGTTTTTAAAGCCGAATAAGTAAAACTCATGACGTGGTCACCGTAACCCCTCCCACCTGCCCAAAAGAAACCAAAGGTTTCACATCTGGCAGTTGAACTAAAGAAATACCAACATACACCAACAAAGGTTCTACTCTGTCTGGTCTGGGGTTTTTTAAAGCTTGAGCATCTTTTACCTTTCGTAAAGGCAACAGTTGCGGTTGTTTAGCTTCCCACTCATCGTAACCAACCAACATCCCCGTCCACTCCATACGCATTCTTCTCAACGGATACCTAAACCCAGAACGATCTGAAATACCGTATGCTTTTTTTCCCGTAGCGTATTTAGCCATTAATTTACCCTGTAATAATCTAAACTAGGGGACACATTAAAAGAAGCCCTGTCTCGATCTTCTGTCATGGCCCGATCTAGCTCCTCTTCATAAATAGCTTTTAAAAATTGAATCCGGTTGGGTGCTCTTTTTACAGAAAGGTAGTATGCTAATCCCGCTGCCAAACAAGGATAAAATCGAAAAGGCACTTGCATAGTGTTTACAGGAGCATCTGCGTCATCAATACGAACCAGTCGATCAAAAATAAATTGATCCGTGCTATTTTCAGGCGTAGGCCAAACCTTTAAAACAGGCGTAATTTGCCTGTCTAAAAAAAATTGAGAAGGTCTTCCCGTTTGAGATTTAGTCGGAATGTTTAAATAATCATCTCGACTTAATCGCGTTATAGAAAAATCGGTGCTACTGCGACGAACCACGGCGGACAAAATATCAATAGTATCCGCATCCAACGTGTAAGAAGAGGTCCCCGAAACCGCAGTAACCGTAGTTTGAGTTATGGTCCATTGGTTTAAGCCACGGTTAGCCCAATCAGCCAACAAAAGATTCAAAGACCTCTTAGCTGTTTTGATGTCGTAACCCGTCCTTACTTCTAAGCCGCATCGCTCAAAAGCTTCTTCAATGTACTCTGTTACATCTAACTCAAAATTCTTTGACCCGGAAACAGCCATTATTTACCCTTTATTTTGGTTTTTTAACCATACCACCACCGCGCATCTTCTTAACCATACCACCACCGCGCATCTTCTTAGGTTTCTTGACCATACCACCGTCCATCATACCCATTGCCATGTCATCCATGTTTTTCTTAACCATGCCGCCGCCACGCATCTTTTTAACCATGCCGCCACCACGCATTTTCTTAGCGTTATGATACGGTGCTACTTTTACTCTTGACATTGCCATTTTTTAATCTCCTATAAAAAAATTCACGTCTATCATATAACTGTTTAGAACTAAGCTCTTTGTCAAAATACTTATAATACCCTTGTTTTTTTAATTTCTCAGCGGATTCTTGTAATTTGCTTAATCTTTGCACAAAAATCATAGCATAAAGCGTGTCGGTTAACGGCTCAAACCCGTCTTCAAAAACGGCTTCTTGTTCTTCCTCTGGATGAAAACCCATTAACCATATGTCTTTTTGTATAAAAAGTCCCTCTGCAATAGCTTCATTTAAGCTATCTATGTAATTATGAAATTCTTTTAAAGGTTTATAGCAAGTATCCGCAATAATAATAAGATCATGGACATCCGTAAAAGTAGAAATAACCGTGTATAAATCCTGATAATGTTCAGATTCTTTAAAAATAATTGTTACTTTATCGTCTTTCCACGCTTTTTTTGCAAAAGGACAAGCAGGTAAACCGTTAAAATTATCGTTTTTAACTTCTAAAGCGTGTTTAGACCACGCCTTAATTTCATTACATATTTTTTTCTGGTTTCCCACATAAAAATTCATCATGTTCATGCGTAAAGAGTCCTTTTTCTGCGATCTTCCATAACCGCACCACAGCCTTTGTTTAAACGACGACTGCCTTTAATTTCACCACCCCCTGCCGCTCTTACCTTTGCTTTTTTAGTATTTGCTACAAACTGTTTTCCTTTAGATCCTTCTCTTTTCTTCTTTCTAGCTGTTTTTGCTCTTTCTTCTTTAGACAAACTATTAGCTTTTGCTCTAGGTAAACAACGATCAGGGTTCTTTTTGTCTTTAGAAGTGCCACACTTTCCTTTTATATTTCCTTGGCTATCTATCCGCACCCAATCTTGTTTTAACCACTCTTTTAACTGACCCATTATTTTCTCTTTCTTTTGCTTTTTTTAGCATAATTGGGATCTTTACAATATTTAGAAGCCGCTAAATTAGCGTAAGCAGACGGATACTTATCAAAAGTTCTTTTTGCCCAAGCCTTGCCTTCAGGACAGATTTTACCTTTGGACTTTACTGCACCCCCACTAGCTAATTTAATAACTCCGCAAGCAGAAGCCGGAACACGAGTGCCTTGTTTTACTCGGCTACCACGCCTTGCAGGACCAGTATCGGGCTGTAAATTTATCTTTAGCTGTATCACATTTATGCCTTGCTCTAAAACTTTTTCTATTGGAAGGTTGGTCTTTTTTAATGGTCATATTTGGATCGCCAAAACGAACTATCTTAATTTCGGTGCCTTTTTTAGCCAAAACTGCACTTTTTTTAGGCTTTCCCGGCGTTCTTTTTGGTTTATTAAAGCCGGGCCAAAGCTCCCCCCGATAAGACAACTTACCAGAGGGGGTTCTTTTTGCATCTTTAGCCTTGCTCATTTAGCTAAAATTCTTTTCTCATATGCATTATAATAGTGTATGTATCTGCGGAGCTTGCACCTACCGTGGTAAAGTTAAGATCCCCAGTCTTTCCAGAGCCTGCGTTGTTAGTAAGTCCTCCAAAAACGGTGTAATCGTGGTTTCCACTTTGGTTCTCTCCTAGTTCAATGCAAAACTGGTCAGAAGTTGCGTCCCAAAGAATTTGAACTTTCATCCCGATACACTGCCACCATAATCTTTCAATAACAACTCCGGTGCAAGTGTCCCCGTTTGCACTGTTAGAAAGAGCCGAAACATCAACCTTAGTAACCGCGCTTTCTCCCGAGCCGTCAGAAACATTGGTAAACTTCATTACCGCATTTTTCGGACCGTCTATAATAGTTTGAGACGTTACAGCGTCTGCCATAATCTATCCTCCTAATTAAGATGCGTCAGAAGAGCTAGACAATCCAAAGAATTTCATAACAACCGTAGTATCTGCTCCGGGATCTCCAGAAAGAACAATCTCAACCTCGTCTGCTGTGGCAGTAGCGGCTGTAGTGGTTCCCCCAGACATTCCTAAAACGCCATTGCATGGAAAAAATCCTTTAAATCCAACTGAGTTTGCCGCAGCGGAAATACCATCTACAAATCCATCTGTATCAGCATCCGTACCTATATCATTTAGAGTAACAGAGTTAGAAGCAGCCGCAGTAACAGCTATCATCACACCCATTGGGATAAAATTAGAAGGGATTCCTATTGCAGACTCTTTGCCTGTGGTATCACCGTCAGCAACTGTAACCGTTGCTACATAAGTTTCCATAGACATTGTATTAGTAACAGCACCTGTAGAAGTATTAGTTATGATGGCATCGAAGCCATCTTTTGATCTAACTGGACCTGAAAAAGTCGTATTTGCCATTGATTCCTCCTTACGAAAGGGTTGGTTTTAGCGTTTTCGTAAGCATCTGCTAGGTCAGTCGCTAAAACTAAAATATCCTAGATTTTAATCATATAACAAAAAAAGGCGGCTGAAAAGCCGCCTTTCCCAACAAAAATAAATTTGTTTACGCTCCGGGAGTACCAAAAACCGTTCTCCAATCCGAAACTCCAAAGGAGTAACGCTCACGAGCTTTAAAACGCATGTTTCCAGTATCAAAATCGCCCTCCATCGCAGTGCGAATTGGAGTACGTTGGAAAAGTTTAAAGCCGTTAGGAGCATCGGTTTTAATGAAATACGCATCCGTATCTGTCAAGAAGTGGTTAACCACCGCTCCATCTGGGATCATACCCATAGACTTGTTTGCGTTTATATCATTGTCTGCCGTTCCGGGACGAAGATTAGAGTTAAGCACTCTTTCAGCAACAAATTGCAATTCTTTTGGAATAATTAATTTCATTCCACGAACTGCTATTTTTAGCCCTCTTTCGTCCGTAAACCCAGCAATATCAATCAACATTTGCTCAAGTGAAGTTTCGTTCAAATCAGCCGCAGTTGACAAAATATTGCTTTGAGTCCCGTTTATGGTAGGGTGCGATGCGTTACACAAACTAACGCCGTCTCCCCCTGCATCACTAAAAGCATTGTTCAATATAGTCGCAGCTTTAATTTGCTTAGACTGAGACATTGAACGTGCTAAAGCACGGGTGTATCGAGCCGCTAAACGGTCATACAAGTTATCTTCAATAGCCTCTTCAGTAATACTAAAAGCTAAAGCAACCGTTTCATGCGTGTACCGAGCCGTATACGTCTCTTGTGCGTCATCAAACGATATTGCCCCACCTTCGCTTTTTACTGGAGCGGTTCCAAAACCAGAAAGCATAACCTCTTCTTCAAAGGCTCTGTCCGAAGACTCCTCTTCAAAGATTTCAGCATGTTCTTGGTCATAACGATCATACTCAAGCCCGAACAAAGCATTCAGTCCGGGTTCAAGCTCTTTCGCCAGTTGTGCGCGAGAAATAGCCATTTTTTATCCCTTTCTTATATGCCTGTCGAATCCGCAGTGGTCTGCGAATCAAAACGACGGGTTGGTGCATTAAAATGAGCATTAAGTCTAACTAACAAAGGAATACCTGCTGCCGTAAAGTCATTGTTAGCATCATCATCAACAATACCAACAATACGCAAAGGCAGAGTAGCCGTTGTTGCAATAGACGACACACTCAACGCTGAGTTAGAACGACCCGTGCTGGTAGAACCAGTACGAGCAGAAGTTCCAAGCGTTGCATTAGCAAACACTGCTGCCAGTGCCGTAGCACGATCAGTTAGTGTTGCATCACTAGCGACTTGGAATAACTGGTTTGGATTGTCAGCTACAAACGCTTTTACAGGGTGATTTGTATCTACGCTAACACTGCCTGATCCGGGCCAATAATTTAAAAATGTGGTCTTCTTAGTCGTAGAATCAACATATTCTACCCCCATCAAAACCCCTAAAGCTTGCGTTGTGCCGCCGCTGGTTGCACCAGCAAAAGAAATAACACCCGCAGCCAAAGGAACACAAATACCGCCGTTAAAAATAGCATTTGTGTTGTCTGAAGCAATTTCATACTGAGTTACCCCAGTAGAGTTAACTGCACTTCCAACAAGTCCAACAGGGCGAAGACCATAGGCGGTTGCTAAATTTGCCATTTGGTTTTCTCCATCATCAAGTTACACGGCCTAGTCTTTTCTAGGACCGCCAAAAGTTACACGAGATTGACGATCTGGTTTATTAATCGTCATTGTTGAATGAGCGTTTTCTCTCAGCATATCGTGATCCACAGCCTCTTGTTGATCCGCATTCCTTTTTGCAAAGTACTCGCTTCTCTCAGAAACTGTTTCTTTTGGTATACGAGCTAAAACAAGCCCTCCAACACCAAAAACTCCTTCATATTTACCTGTTTCTATTACAGGGGCCTCAAAGTCAGGATACTCGTCTCTACGAACAAGCTCATAACCTTGTCGCATTTTAGCAGAAATGTTCTGACGGTCATCAAAACCACGAACTTCTGAACGTATCCAACGATGTTGAAACCCTTCGGGGGCAGGTGGAGCGTCTAACATTGAGGGAGGTGCCCAAGGCTTACGCCTGCTTTCCTTTTCCCTCGTATTTTTTGCGCGAGGAGTCCGATTAATTCCTTCAAAGCGTTGCTTTTTTTCTTCAGTCATTTTTCTTTCTCCTTATTTAACATATTTCGCGTATTCTTCAAGCGGCACACCCAATTTTTTAGCTATTGCTACTTGGCTCGGAGTGAGACGAACCTTTTTATTGCGTCCTGATGACGTGCTGGCAGAAGAACGAGAAACCCCTGCAACGGCCTGTTGCCGTCTGGGAGAAACCGAACCTCCGTTAAATTTATGCGGAAATTCATTCCGAATTCTATTATCTAGCTCAGTATAATAATCATCTGAGGTAGCGTCAAACCCTTCTTGCTCTACCATTTTTTTATGTATTCCAAAAGTAGCGAAAGTCATAGTTTCGTCTTGACCAAACCACTCATTTTTAGCCGCCCATTCTTCTGCCTTGGGATCAGGTTTTTTAGGTTGCTGCACCTGTTGCTGCACAGGCGGCTGCATCTGCTGTTGTGCCGCCATTTCCCTTTGTTGTTTCTCCAGAGCTATTTGTTGCTCATGAGCATTTTTTGCCTGATCATACCGATCTTGTTGAACGGCTAATCGACTTAATTTTTTTTGAGCCTCTACGGTAGCTTCTGCATCCCCTAGTTCAACGGCTCTTTTTAGATCAGCTTCTACCTGTCGCTGTTCTACTTCTAACCTACCTCCATGCTCTGTCATGTAACCTTGATCAAGATTTTTTAATCGCTCTTTTACTTGATTAGACTCTTGCTGAACCGTTTGAGCATATCGAATAGCTTCTTCTCTTTGTCTTTCTGCTTCTCGCATTTTTTTGGTCAAAGCATTAATTCTTTTTTCCGCGCCGCTTATGTGCTTTTCATGCTCATCTTCCGTAGAAGTTTCCACAACCCCTGCGTTTTTTTCTTCGACTAACTGAACTTCGGCCCCCTTCTCTTCCTCTAAAGGAAGTTCAACTTGAACCGCCGTGTTTTCTTTTTCTACGTTTTCTGCCTGTGCCATACTTGTCTCCTAAAAACTTATAATGTCTTCTGGGTCTGCAATAGATGCCAAAACTTCATCATCATTCAAAATTCTGACTTCCCCGCCCTCTATACGAAAACGAGATCCCGCATAACGTGCAAAGATTATCCAATCTTTTTCTTGGCACCACGGCTCTGAAAACTTTTCTTTATCTTTATAAGCTAAAGGACCCACCTTTAAAACATAACCCACTACAGTTTGTATCTGACTATCGTCTAAAACCTTGTCAGGTAAATGAATTCCACCTGATGTTTGTGTCTTACCTCTATACGGTAAAACCAAAATTCTCCATCCAGTGGGGGTCGGCATACGATCTAGAAGAGATCGGTCTATTAAGTTAGGATTTAATACTTCTTCGTCTTTAGGCGTATACGCCTCTTTCAATTGAGTTTGCATTATTCTTGCTCCTGTTTTTCTAGCAGGCCCGAGAGTTCCTGTAGTATAAAATTAAGAGCATTAAGTTCGCCCATAAGCTCCCTATACTGCTCCATGCTTTTTAAACCATTATGCTCTAAAACATCTAAAACAACAACCTTCCGCTCTTTTATGGTTCTCTGAACAAACTGAACTACATCTATTTCGTCAATAGCCATAATTAAGCAAAAACTCTTACTCCGTCTTTATCAATAATTAACGCATTTTTTCTAGGTTCTTTGCCAGCTTCATTGGGCACAGATATATGCACCCAACTATCATACTCACATATTACCTGATCATAACTTATACCAGAATCTATTATTTTTCTAACAGCTTCTCTAGGGGTATATCCGGATACTCGGATATCCGCCGCACAAGCCTTTAAATGCTGACTGGAACTGGATGAACCCACGGCTTGATTCAACTCTTTATTTCTGAACCCAGAATTAATAAATATCGGAGCATCAAACATATTTCTTAGTTCTTGTAACATATAAGCCAACCGTCTTAGATTACTTAATTGCACATCATTGGGAGTATTATCTATCCCTAATCTAGCTGCCGTGCCAGAGGCGGTAAGCTCCTCTAAAGAAAAATTAGGTGTTAGTTGCATATGCCTGTTTATCCTTATAATGTTCGTCGCGGTCTAAACACAAACCATATAGTTTTTCTTGAACTCTCATAGAAAGATTTCCCTCTAAAACCAACCTGTGAACCTCTGTTTTTAAAAATAATAACCAATGCTCTCTAAAAATAGCCTCTTGATAAGAAGAAGGAGGGTATTTCCAATAAACCACTATTTCTTCAAAAGGAATACCTGCAACAATATTATCATATATCCGCATACCTAAGTAAGCTTTTTCCCGGCAAAACTCTTGAAGCTCTTGTTTTTGGGTGTGCTGCTCACTAAAAAATAAAAAAGAAGCTCCTAAAAAAATTACTAAAGGCAAAAAAATAATTTTTTTCATTTACTTTTGTTGACGTATTTTGAGACAGCACGACTACCAAACCAAAAAGACATTACCGCAGCAAAGAGACCTTGCGTCTCCTCCGTCCACAACAATTCAACGGCCATCATCCAATCGTTACCAGACTCCAAAACTTTTAACATAATGACAATCTCAGTAGCTACAAACATTAGGAAGAAAAAATAAGTAATAACAGGACGCACACTCCCGCGAAGAGCGTTGATAACTCCGCCAGCGTCGATAGTTCTATCATGCTCATACAATCCTTTCGTTTCTTCAATCTCAGCCGTTTTATCTAACTCTTCTAAACGAAGCGCAGATTTTTTTTCAAGCAACTCTGTTTCCAGTTGCATACGCTCCATGTCGTGCTTATGTGCTTGATTTTGTTTAAAAAAGTTTAAAACTTCGGGCAAAAAAGAACTACCGAACCCTAACACAGACCCCAATAAACTCATCATTTTTTATATCCCCTAATTTTGTTTAGAATATTCTTTTCTTCTTCTGCCTTTTTTTGAGAAAAAAACTCTCGAACAATAGCATTATTGGGTATTTCGTTATCTTTTGTGGTTACTCTCCAGTTGCCTTTTCGATCCGTATAAACTTTCCAAATTATCTTTTCGATCATCCAAAGTAAGGCATAAAACCTCCTATCCCTCCATACATTCTAGGAGAAAAAGAAGATTGTCCAAAGGGGCTACCCCCGTAACCAAAAGGATTACCGCCATAGCCAAAAGGACTGCTCATGTAAGAAGAATAACCGCCAGAAAACGGCCCGGATATTAAATTACTAATGCTACTAAACTGATTATTTAAACCACCAAACTGACCCTCTAAACGAGATATTCGATCTTCAATAGACAACTGGGGCGTTGCAGCTTGATTTTGGTTAAAAATAGATTCTTGTATCGGGTCTCCTATCACCGGAGAAGGCGGAGAAGGCGGAGAAGGCGGAGGGGGCGGAGGTTCCGACGGCGGATACCCTATCACCGGAGGAGGGGGAGCTATAAACTCCTCTGGCAAGGGATCTACTAAAGGAGAAGGGGGAGAAATTGGTATGTTAATGGGACTCATGTTAACGTGACCTGCTCATATAAGCTTGTGCTCCAAAATAAAAACCCACAATAGACGCTTGCCCTAAATAAAACAAACCTAAAAGATCTGCTAAAGCTGCTACACGACTTTCGCTAACTAACGGAGTAAACAATAATAAAGTAAAAACCACCATACTTGCAATAGCTGTCCATGACATCTGCTTTTGAGCATGACTTTTTTCTTCTCTTAACTCTAAATCTATCATTTCTTTAGATTTAGAAATTTCCTCATCCGTTACCGTACCGTCATGATCCAAGTCGTAATTTTCGTATTTACTTGATTCTTCAAACTTTTTTTGTTTCATTTGAACCAACTCATCAATCGGAACCACAAAAATACTAGCCATGAACTAAGCGTTTGTAAAGCGACTCCCACGCTGCGCCGCACCCATGCCGCGCTTTTTACCAACCGTAACTTTAGCTTTTCCAATATTTGGAGTTTTTTCTTCAACCAATTTAGCATAAGGTATTGTTCCTTGTCCTTGAATTTCTGCGGCATTCTTTGCTTTTGGAGCATCTTTTGCAGGTCCACTAACTATTCTTACCCGAGACAACATTATTGTCCTCCTTTTTGTCTAAGTTTTAATAACTCTCTTTCATTAGTAGCTTGTATTCTAGCTTGTGTTTGCCTTTCTTGGCTACTTACTCTTTCATTAAACTGCCTTGACCGTTCAGCCATCTTCTGTCTCTCTAAATTCAATTTAGCTTGATCATCCATTGTATCGGATTGAACTTGTTGTTGCTTAATCTGCAACTCTTGTTGTTTAAGCGCAACAACCGGATCTGTGCCTTCTTGACCAATTCCAGCAATTTGAGCACTTAATACTTTAACATTTTGCATTTCTTGGGCTATTAACTGTGCTGTCAGGGCCTCTAATTCTAACATTTGCTCCTCAGAGGCAGCTTGTCCTTGGTTTTGTTGCATATAAACTACAATAGCTTGTTCTTGGGCTTTTATCCGAGCGTGTTCCATAACATGTTTTTGTAAGGCAATCGCTACATTAGGCATAGCTTGAACAATAGCAGAAGTTCCAAAAGTTAAATGAGCCATAATATGAGCATCGTGATCTTGCCCCTCAAAAGCCTGTAAATCCGTGTTTTCTAACGCATCTATGTTTTCTAGAGCGGGATCTTTTGGAATAGGCTCTGTACTAGAAGGTGCTTTTAAAATTTTATCTATGTCCCTAACCCCTAACGCCTCATACATTCTTCTGAAAGCCTCATACATGTTGTGTAACTCAGGGGCTTGTGCCGCTAACTGCATCTGTGTCTGAGCCAAAGCAATACGTTGCGCTTGAGAAAATATATTAGGGTTAGATACAGGAATAATATCTACCCTCTCATCAAAATCTTGAGATTTAATCGATTGTTCCTGATTTTCAATAATGTACGGGTATTCTGGTGGTAAATAATCCGAAATAACCTTGGCTAATAACTGAAATTCTTGTTTCATGGCGTAATGCAACCGCTTATGAACCGCACTCATAACCCGAGTGCCTTGTTCCAACATAGCTACCGTCGTTCCTACGGCTGCCTGCTGATTGCCATCCCCTACCTTTAAATCAGTAATTGTTGCAAATCGTTGCCCCGCTTGAACCACAAAACCTAACAATTGAAATAATGTCGGATCTGGCCCTTTAAACGGCAACGGCATCAAGCTATCTCGTATTGCCCCTCCGGGAGCGTCAACATCTCGAAACTCTCCGGGCTGCAATGGATCATCGTCATCTCTAATTCTCAACCCACGGGCTTTAAAGCCTGCTGGAAGATTGGACAAAGTACCCGCATCAATTAACTGCCGTAAGGCAGCGGTTGCTGTACGAGATAAACCACCAATCGTGTGGATTAAACCTAACCCGTAAAAACCAAAACCGGGCAAAAACTTGTAATGGACAAAGTACTGTATTTTTTTCTTCTTGGAATCGTCTTCCCCGTAATTTCTTCTTATCGACAAGATCTGACCATTGTCCTCGCTAATCGAAACAACGTAAGGAACTTTAATCCCCGTAGGTTCCCCCTTATCATCCTTTTCTTCATAACCTTTCAAATCCAAATCGACATGACACTCCAACACGGTGCAATCGTAATCAATATTAGACGGTTGTACCCCATCAATATAATTAATTTCATCGGTTACGCTATCCGTAGAAGACTGTGCAGGAATTACCGAAATATCTCGGTAAAAACCTGCAATTTGTTTTTTACGAAGGTCGTTTAACGACATTCTAACTACTTGCGTTATATTAGGACACGTCTCTAAATCGTTAGCTTCATACGGCACAACCAAATGTTCTGCGGGAACAAATTTACTAACGGCCCTGTCCATACCTTCATCGTAATACACTTTTTTAAATGTGCTACCTGCCAACGGCAAATAAAACAACATTTGATCAAACTCAGGCGTGTATTCTTCCATCACCGTAGTAATGTAGTAATTCATAAATTCACGAACTCGTTTAGCCTGCTCTTCTTTGTCTCGAGTAGGGGAACCAAGAATGGTGGTGCGGACAGGCCCCATCGGAGGCAACAACTCGTTAAAAGCTTGTGCTTGAAACTGCGTTGCAGCTTCAGCTAACAAAGGATGTGTAACCCCGGTTGCTCCACGAAACGGTTGTGTTCTCTCCTCGTAATTAAAACCTAATAATTCTAAACCATTGGCATAAGCTTCTTCCCAATCTTTACGGGAAGACTTGTTAGCTTCGTATTCACTCATCAAACTACTTGAAATACTACCTAATTCGGAATCGTCAATCTCCTCGGCAAGATTACGAAAAAAATCTCCCTCGTCAGGAGCATTATTTAAAGAAGGGTCCATGTCCACGACAACCCCTCCATCGTCCGTAGCCTCAATCTCAATCCCATCAGGAATAGCATCTTTTGCCGGAAATACCGATGCAGGCATTTCTATCTCAATATCATCTAACGCTTCCGCTACATTCGGATCATCATTTTGCTTCTCTACTAAAGATACCGGGGGTTGCTGTGCCATAACTTTTCCTTATAATGTTTGCTACATTATTCTACTGAAACATGTTTCTTGCAACCGAAGATAATCCGCTAACCCCTCGGGGTCGCTGAAACATCGTCCGCGCTATTTCGTTAAGAGTCCCAATGCCCTGCTTACGGACCACGCCTCCTTGGGCAAAAGTATCACCAACACCTTCTCTTGACACCGCTTTCTTTAATTCCGGGGTCAGCTTAATGACATAAGCCCCTAAATCTACATTTTTTCTGTATAAACGTGATTTATCATTAATAACAACATCATTTAAAAATGCGTTAATTACCTCCGTGTTGTATGTTTTAGCTATTTTTTTAAGAATTTTAGGAACTTTTTCCTGATACAAGTTTTTTAAAGAATCCGCTTTTCCTTTTTTATATTTTATTTCAGGCATTTTTTCATTGGGAACCATTAAATAGTCATAGTCTTCGTTAACAGCTATGCGTAAAGCTTGTTTCAAAGCCGTCTCGTGACTAACCTTTGCCCACGGGTTTTCAATATAAGTCATTGGTCGGTTTTCAATTGGTTTTATTAAGTTTAAAGACTCTTTGTTTCGTTCTAAATCTATTAAAAAATCTTTAACAGGTTTGTAGGTAGGGTCTCTTCCAATAGGAGCCGCATCATGAAACAAGCTACGTGTTTCAAGAAGACTAAAAAGTTGCTCTATGTCTCGATTCATCTTAGGATTTGCACTGTAAGTGGTTAACTTGCGCATCAAACGGGTTGTAACGTATTCAGACAATTCTTCTGCTGTACGGTTATCGGGCGCAAGGTCTTCAATCATTTTTGTTACTTCTTTTTGCTTTGCCGCATAACTAGCTTTATGAGTGTCCATTCGACTATCAAAAGTATTTCGCCGTTGACGAGCCTTAGTTAGATCATCTTGAACCTCATCAACATAAAAAATTTTGGACGTAGCTTGTCCCGTTTTTCCAACATCTTTTAGTAAGTCTGGATTAAGAACTGTTCCATCTTCCAGTTTAACCGGACCCTCCCAATCTGTTATTAACATATGTGCTAATACGTTGTCTTGGGTAGCCGTTTGCGCCGGACCAAAGTGCTCTTCAAAATTTCCTTTTATTTGAGGAGACGATATTAAAAATTCGCGACGCTTTGTCTGAATAACAGGTGTGTCGCCTTCTAACGCAAGGTCATGCACATATTTTGTGTCCTTTTTGCTTGGCTCTGTAATTTTTACCAAATCAAAATAATCTGTAGCTTCTACCATTGCTTCTCGTGCGTTGTCTGCGGTTACAGCCCCCTTATTGGAGTCAGGTAAAATTATCTTTTTTTGACCTGTACCAAAAGAAGCTTCTTGATAATCCCCAAGACCTTTCTGCAATTCATACTTTCCGTCTATCATGCTTCTTACTAACGCATAATCTCCTTCTGGCGTTTCAATAGGAATTATTTCTGGAGGGTAATTTTTAAGAGTATATTCTCGTGCGTTTTTATAAGTAGAAGGACTTAAATTTCCAAAATGAATATCTTTAAAAATTTGATTAAATTGAACCAAGTCCTCTGAAGACGGCTCTATTTCCATAGCTTCCCCAAAAACAGCTCTTTTAGCCGGAACTTCTCCTAAGACAGTTAAGTCTATAGACAACTCATTATCTGATAATCTTTTTTGAAACTGCTCCCTAGAAATAGGGGTGGTGTCCGTTAAATCCAATCCCATTGCTTTAATTTCTGAGTTGAAATTAACTTCTTTCTGATCTTTCTTTGCTCTAGCTTTTAATTCGTTTACAAACTCTGCCGTCGTGCCTTTCTTTCTTTTGACACCTTCCGCTAACTTCCGTGCATACGACGTTACGCCCATGTGCCTTGTAATGGGTCTTACCAAAGAAGACGTAGTTGGACCTTCTGGTACTATGTTAAGTCGTGGTTGAAACACTTCAGGAGCCTTATCCATCAGACGTTCTGCTGCAAGAAGACCTTCTTGTGAAATATACTTCCCGGCCTGCGGTCCGAATTTAGAAAGAACTTTAGCTCCTTTAACGGCTGCCGCTCCAGACACCGGACTAAAAAATTCTCCAACTTGAAAAGGAACACCTTCGGTTTCTTCCCGAGTCAACAGCCCTTTTTCGATACCAAATTCTTTAACATCCTCCGTGGTCGGCAACTGCATTAGTGTCTGTACAGGTGCCCGCAAAAAAGTAGGCATGTACTGAATATAATCAGCGACCCCTTCGGACATAGAACCAATGTCTCCGGGCAAACCTAAAGTTCCCGCTACCGCGCCTTTTTCGGCCTCAATATAAGTTCGCGGATCTTTTAAAACTTCAGGAATAGGAGCCGCCTGATCTGCCATGACAATATTTGGATCAGGATAATTAATAATATCTGACCCTAACTTTTTTAGTTTTTCAACAAAACCGCCTTCGGCAAATGCAACCGGAGCCATAGTAGACGGGGACTCTAAAGGGACCCCTAGCTCATGAATTACTCGACTAGGGTTGTCACTGTATCCTGTTACAGAATATTTACTTTTAATTAAATCTTGTAAAAATTTGTTGTCACTGTAACGAGGGTCTTTGGTAAGTTGTATTAAATATTTAAAACGCTCTATGGGGGCCGCTAATTCTTCAAGAATATCGTAAACGTCCGCATTCGGCCTATTTTGACCCAAAGCATAATATGTCTCCGTAATGTATTCATCCAAAACGTCTAATTGCTCCGTTAAATTATCTGGAGTAGGGTAATAAAAACTTTTGGCAAAATCCAATTCATAATTAGGATCATATTCCAAACCCCCTTTTTTTACCTTTTTTAGATCTTCCTGACTTAAAGGAGTCGTAGAAATTAAATCCCCGTTTTTATTTCGTACTACTAGTTCGGGTTCTCTAAAAAAAGAAGCAAAAACAACATCGTCAACGTCCGTTAAAAAAGTTTTAAACTTTGCAGGTTCTTTTACAATTTTTCCATTTTCAGCCACATAATCCCTGTTGTTAACTTCAAAAGGAACCCGTCTTTTTACAGGAATTTTTCCATTTGGATAAGCTTGAACTAAAGCATCTCTTAGCTGTTCTTGGTAAGACGATAATTGCACAGAAAAACGGTCTGACAAGTTCATTCTAACAGCGTAATAATCTTCAGGAGTTGTAAAATCTCGTGTCCATCGTTCTATTTGGTCAAATATTTTTTTTTCGTCAATAGCATACGGGCTTGTAGTAAAGGACAAAGATTGTTTTGAGCTTTCTAACTTCTCTGGCGATAGCTCAAAGTCAAATTCATCATAAAGGTCATCATAAGGCCACTCCTCTCGAAGTACGTCTCTTTGTTTTTTTGTTGGAATTTGATCCTTTAAAACCCCTTGTTCTTTTAAAGAATCTAAAAACTTAGCTTGTGGATTTCTCATTAATTTTGCAGCCGCCCGTGAAACCCCCGCTACGGCCCCCGCAGGAACCGGAGATAAAAACTGTCCTCCAAAATAGGCTGGACTTTCCGCCGTCTCGCGTGTTATTAACCCTTTATCTACGGCAAATTGCGTAATCGGTTCTGTAGTTGGAAAAGGTTGCAAAACCTCCGAAGCTAAACGAACAGGAGCTAAAGACCCCGTTTTTGGAAGAACAGGAATTGCAGGTTTAAGCGCGGCTCCTATTTCTCCCGGAATGCTAACAGTACCAGCAACCGAACCTTTAAATAAATCGCTATACGTCTGCGGTGTTATGTTGGGATCTACCTGATCCGCCATGACAACGCTTGGGTCGGGATATTCAACCACCCGTCGAAACATGTCTCTAGCACGATCCGCTAAAGAGGCAATACCTGATTTAACTTGCTCTGCCATTAGGGTCTATACGGTGCAAGAGCAAAACGACCTTGCTCATCACGAGGAAAATAAAGTTGCGGTTGGCCTTCTTTAACCGACGTGTCTAACTGCCCACGGCCTCGAAGACGCTCTAACTGTTCAAAAATTGCATTATCCGCTAAAATCGCTAACTCACGATTAGTGGGATTTCGTCCCGCTTTTTTTAACAACTGCCGTCCTACAGCATTGTTACGGATATCCATTTTGGAATCTTGTATAATGTCCGAAATGCCTCCCCTTGGTCTAAACAAAGTGGTAACTCCTCCAGCCGCCACGTCCGCTATCTCTTTTCCAAACCCTAAAAGAGAAGCGGGAAGAACACCCTCGTCTCTTGCCGCAAGAGCACTACCAAAAATATGTGCCCGAGCATCAGCAAGCTCCTCTATGTTAGGAAAATAATCATACCCAGAAGGACGTGCGTCAGGACTAATCTTTTCATAACCGTATTTAGAATCGCGCTCAGTGGGATAATTGTATTGCTCCGCTAACTTTTCTGTAAAAGTGGGCTTATCTTCATACAAAAAACGCCCCTCCCTATCAGGAAACGCAGAATAGCGCACTTTCTGCCCAAACATTGGCTCATAAAAACGCCCTATCCCCGCATCATAATAATTGTTTTCGCTCATACTACTGCCGTTTTCTTCTTCTTTTTAGTTTTCTTTTTAGCCTTCATTTTGGCCCCGGCAATAACGTCCGCTCGTGTAATTTTGTCCCGTGGTTCGGCAAGCGCGGCCAACTTCCTTTGGTTCCTCGTATACTGACTGTTAGGCATACTTTCTCCTTCTAGCTAACTATCTCTACGGGGGACTGAGTTTCAATCCAGACCCGCGCCCCGCAACTTAACGGCTTATCTGGAGAATATACCACTTTACTGTCACC